GCCATACCTACCAACGAACGTGCAGTGTGGCGGACGTTCTCTTCGAGAGCGATGTAGCCGTAGCTCTCGCCAGCCTCTGACAAATGATAGGCTATCTCTCGACAGACCTGCGACTTGCCAACACCTGAACCAGCCGTGATTGTGACTAGCTCCCCCCTGCGCATACCTCGGGTCTTTGTGTTAAGACCTTCGAATGGGTAGGGGATCGATGGGGTGTCATCAACTTCAGAGACTAGTTCCCAAAGGTCCTCACCAGCTACGATACCATCTGGACGATATACTTTGGCGTCCCACATGGCATCGATGAGTTCTTTAGTCTTGCCAGCCACCAACATTTCGTTGGCGTCTTTTAGCTCGGTAGTTGCAATGTGTGCCTTGGCAGGTGTCAGTAGCTGGGCTACTTCCAGCGCACCTTGGCGACCGGCTTCGTCGTTATCGAACATCAACACGACCTTGTCGAAACTCTCAACAAACATCAGCTCACGTTCAACACAACGCTTGGCCCCAGCACTACCTGAGTTAACAGATACTACTGGAAATTTATTGCCTTGTGCTTGTGACATAGAGAGTGCGTCTAGCTCACCCTCTACAATAACGAGCATACGCCCGCCTTCGCGCCATAAGTGCTGACCGAATAAGCCTGCAGCTTTAGCATCACCAAGAAACTTGAACGACTTGTCAGCCCCTCTGACTTTCTGAGCAACTACATTACCGTTCTTATCCCTGTAGTTAGCAATCTGAACGGGCGAACCGCTCATCTCACCGACTGTGTAGCCAAACTTTTTACAGGTAGCTTCCGTAATCTTGCGCTTCGCTAGGGATGTAACCGTGCCGAAAGGCAGTAGTCCTGAAGATAGTTTAGACTGAGCAAATTCTGTCTGCATAGTAGAGGCTACCTTCTGATATTTGTTGCATGAGAAACAGTATGAACCACCATCCGAGTAGACCGCCCGAGCATCGGACGATCCACACGCATCGCAGCTAGCGTGGTGAAGTAGTTCGCTATCGTTGGAGTTTGTATTCTGCATACTTAGCTCCGTTGGGTGCTGTCTTCATCTGCATTCCGATAGGCGTACCCGAGTTGCGAAGCCGGTTTACGACTGCGGCTAGGCGCCAGATGCCGTAGTTGCTCTGCGCCTCGAGTGCCGAGATAGTGCCGTATTGTTTCAGGTGGGCTGAGACTGTTGTTACTTGTGACATGGTAAGCTTCTCCTAGTTGTCAGGTTAGTCTTCGGGGTGAGTTGGAAACAGTCCTCCCCAGAGGAGGATGAGAGCCTGTAGTGGCCAGAGGCATGAGTTAAGTATCAATGCGATGACTGGGATTGGCTCTTCGCTGTCTTCCATGAGGATCTCGGCCATAAGTACAGCGCCGAGTAGGTATAGAATGACGGCCATAGTGGTCCTTAAATGAAAAAGGCCCCGCCGAAGCGGAGCCAAATTTTTTTGTGAGCTATGGTGCAACCTTATTAAAGGACAGACTTCAGTTCGCCTGTCTTGTACCAGTGTGCAGCATCGAAATTCGGACACGTCTTGCCTTTATCAAAGTCGGTATGTCCCGCAACCTTGGCCGCTGGGTAGTGGTTATACAGCCAGCCATCGATCAGTTCTTTTAGGGATGCCATCTGTGCATCAGTATAGTTAACTTCTGGCCCACTCTTGCTGGCATTCATACCGCCAATCAGGCAGATGCCTTTAGATTTAGCGTTCATACCACGAACGTGTGCGCCTTGTTTATAGAGGGGGCGACCGTGTTCAACCGTACCATCGCGGCGGATGACTGAATGATATCCAATACCCATCCAGCCTTTCTCGCGATGCCATCGATCAATTTCATCTCGGCCAATGTCCATACTTGGTGGGGTATATGCACAATGGACGATGATATGTGTAATTTCACTCATTAAGCCATTCCTTTGGCACAAGTTTATCGGCGTACAAGTAGCCGTGTTTCTCACACCACATTGCGTATGTAGTGCGACTGGTTTTTGAGATAGTTTGGCGGCTGTTTGAAAAGACAAATCTAATATCAAGCTCGGGATGTTGAGCCTTGACTAGCAAATGTTTCTGCCTGTCCGCCGTGATGAACCGGCCTTTACTTTCACATATGATAAGCTTGCCGGAACGTGACGTGATGTAGAAATCTGGTGTGTATTTAGCGGTTCGTGAGGGAACCGTGAATGAGATAGAGTTCTTCTCGTACTGATACTGAATACCGTGCCGATCTAATTCAGCGGCAACCTTCTCCTCGAGGCCGGACCGCCACCCGTTTTTCAGAGCAGCGGCACGTACTTTAGAAGTCTGCAAGGTCATCAACACCTGCAGCTACGTCGAAGCTATCAGCAACAAAGCCGTCCTCTTTATCAAACATTGCAAGGGCGTCCGCGTTACCGCCGAATCCTGCGGCTAGCTCAATAACCTGTACGGCAGTCGGTCGAAGTGACACGCCTACACGTTTGGTCGATGGCATGGCATAGCAGAACACGTTGGCAGCTACGCGGATCGTCGAACCGCCAGTCACTTCAGCATCTGTGGGTGCCTTCTTGCTGTCGTAAATCGCCACCTTCATGTCGCGGGTACTGCCATCACGCAGTTTAATCTTTGCGTTTTGCTTGAACTTGAAAAGGTTGAAGCCTGTCAGGTCTCCGTTGTCGTCCTCTTCGGGTTCGTACACGGGAGCTGCATCAAAGCGCCCCACCTTTGGTTCGGTTTTAGCCGTTAGTTTTTGAAATTCATCGCGCAGACCTTCAAGTTGTTTGATTAGGTCTTGGCTTTCAGACGCAGCCAGCCGCAGCTTGACCGTGTATTCACCATCCACATTAAACTTTGTGTCTGGTGTGTTGAGCTTGGGCCATACTGCCTTGCCCTTTGGGGTTACGATGTTCGTCATGTAGTGTCCTTAAACGTGTTGGTATTTTTGAATGTCGATGCCCGCTTCCAGAAGTCGGGACTGAAGGTCTACCGGCAGCGGTGCGCCGTATTTCCGGTAGTATTCAGCAAGCATCACGAGGTGTTCTGCCGACATTTCGCTCCTTTCAGTTTCTGCGTGAGCTATGGTGCAACCTAATCGTTAACGGCTAGATTAACTGAAGAAGAACTCAGATTGCAGAACCTGTGTGATGTCGAGTGTTCCTTTGTTGGGCAGTGGGGGTAGGGTGGTTCCAAGCGAAGCTTCACATTCATCTTTAAAAGACTGCAGCGGATTGTTCTCGTGATACATCCATAAGAATGTTTCGCGGGTACATGCCCCAAGCATCTCGATGTCTGATGCGTGACAGCCGAAGCTATCATGTATCATTGCGAAGTGCGTGACACCGTTGTCTGCTGCTAGGTTAACAGTCATACGCAGGTGGCAGCTATCGTTTGCATGGGTGTGATTGGGAGATACACCAGCACCCTGTCGCCGACGATCCAGCTTGTTCTTATTAGCCTCTTGAACTGTGAGATATACAAGCTTGTCACCGAACTTGGTCTTCAGCCTACGCTTGGCCATGTCTGGATAAGATTGCATAACCGGCAGACCGTCGAGTGTGGTCCACACGATAGGTAAGTTCTGCTTGGCCAGTTCTTTGGCACAATCTTGCAGCCAATCCATAGCACTCTTAGCCGCGATGACAGTCTCGTTGATCGAGGACCAAACATGTTGGGCAAGATACACTGACGCCTCAAATTCACGCTCGTGTAGTGGTGATACATAGCTTGCATCCTCCTCACGCCGCTTGAGATCTGTCTCTGCCAAATACTCTTGAATGAAAGCTCGCGCTGAGAACAACGTGGAGCCATAGACCCGTGTCATCGTGCAGCGTTTTGCAGTCTTGCGGGTCATCCCATATTCAAGCCAGCCTGCAGCCAATTCGGAGGTGACATGCTTTCCCAAAACCAATTCACCAGCGTCCAGATCCAGCTTCACTTTCTCAATCGTCTTGTCGATTACAGTTTGATAGATGTCTGCAGGTCTATCAGATGGCATCAGGTTAACCTGTTCACCACCAACCTCATCAAGCAACGCAGCCGATAGATGTTGCAAACCATTGCAGGCCCCATCCTTTGCAATTGGGATGTATGACACATGGTCATAGCCGTTGTTGGTGTAGCCCACCCATTCCTCACAGAATGCTAAGAACGACCAAGGATCGTCAGCTTCTTTAGCCCACCACAGATCGGACATAGGAGATGTGCCTGCCTGCAAGATCCGGTCTTGGTTTTCGATGACCCAATCAACACGTTCCTGCATCGAAGCTTTGTCGTAACCGTAGGTGTTGGCCCCATGAATAGCTAGCTCACAGGCAGCTTCGTTTGTGCCTAGTGGCTTACCATCAGCAAACTTCAGGAGGCCTTTAGCCAAGCTGTTGCCCTGCGGAGTAAGGTAGGAACTGGCAGGGTATAGGCGACCTCTAAAATCAGCAGTATGTGGGAAATAAATGGCGTTGTAGACTGAGAATTGCTTGGCCATGTTCTGAATGCGGGTCATGAGCAAACGCTTAGATTTTAAGCGCAGGTTTTCCTCATACACCTTAGTGGAACGCTGTTTCCAAAGTTTGAAATCAGCAAGCTGCTTTTCGGTCAGGTCCTCTTTCTTCAGACCCTCTGGAATTACTCGAGGTGGCAGCGGTTCGTTTTCAGGTGACGTTAAGCCGCCCACCGCTACACCATTTTCATCCAGCATCTGAACGACCACCATTACGAAAGAGTTGATCTGCCAAGGTGTGCGCTGGATGTGGTTGATAGCTTGGTAAACTGGGGCCATCTGTTCTGGCAGGCCTTTCAGCTCCTCGAGATAGTTTCTGTTGGACGTTTTGATGAGCGTAAGCGCTGGAGTGTGGTGTGTGAGATACCCCCCGCCGCGTGGTCCCGTCCAATCTTGGGGTGGAACTACCATCGGCAAGTAAACTGGCGACAACATCTCGGCTACGTCCTTGTTCTTTGACAGGAAATCATTCACCGCATCGGTTGCCACAACTAATTTTTCTGTGCGGTTCTTGGCGAAGCTGCGGGTCACGATTTCAGCGAAACCTGTCTTGGTCGTGAAGATGTGTAGCAATTTCATACCAAGGTGGATGCGGGCATCATCACCCCAATTCGTCCATTCGTCGCAGTAGCGATTATAAGCAGCGACAAGGTTCTGACGCTTACGAATACGGGTCGTATCAATCTCCGTCATCAGCTTCTTAAACAGCCAAGGATGCTGTTCTTCGAATGAGGTGTAGCGAAGTTCATCCTCAAGCTGTTTGCCGATGTTGTTGGCGACAGTCTGGAGCTTGTTCGACTTACCGGTGATTTTATCGATGACCACCTTGGCGGTGAAGAATGCAATCACGTTTGGGTCGAGAAGCTTGAGGAACTTAACGGCGCTGGATTTTTTACCAGCCTTACCGCTTTCAGCTTCTTCGATAGCTTCCATAATTCCTTCAGCAACAGGCTCAATGGCCCGCTTCATGAGAGGGGAGCCGTAGTAGGTCGAGCTTTCATTACCTTTTTGCTGGTTCTCGGAGAGCATTGAATTGAAGCGCTGCTTGGTCAGTGTGCGTGCCTCTTTTTCGAGTGCCTCTTGGGTCGCGTACAGATCGATAGTCATTCTGTGTGTTCCTTTAGTTATCTGAAGGGGGGAGGGGCTTGGGAAAGCTATGGTGCAACCAAATCTAAGCCCTTGATTTGATTGGATTACTCCAACGATGGTGCATTGGTGTAAATTTTGGTGCAGGGGTGTCGGAATTCATACCGTTAACGGCGAGAAAATAGCCGTGCGAAACCGCACGCTGACTGCCATAAGAAAAAGGCTGTTGCGCGGTTCTAACCGTTATGAAACTGAGTGGATTAAGTGCAGGTTGCTGTTGCCAGCAGCCGCAAAGCCCGTATGTCATTATTATTGCTCATCTTTTTATTCTACATGGTGCAACCTTACACCACGAATGCACCCAAAGCGTACCAAATTGGTGGCGCTTCGGGCTGTCGTTTAATTACCTGTTGCCAAGGTGTCAAGCGCGTCTGCAGCGTCGTCCAATTTGCTTGGAATGAAGTGTGCATATCGCTGCGTCTGCTCGATGGATTTATGACCGAGCCATGCCATCACCGTGCGGATATCTACGCCAGCACCTAGCAAACGTGTCGCGCAGGTGTGCCGCAAACAGTGAATGACAAACTGCTTGTCATCATCAAGGCCGATAGCTTCCCGCATCTCCCACCAAACCCTGTAGAATTTCTTCTCAGAGATACGGCGAAACACAAGGGCATCGTATTCATTCGACTGTCGAGCTAGGTTTTCAAGTATGGTCCTGACACGGGCTGTCATCTTCACTGTGCGCGGGTGATTTGTCTTGGTTTCCCACACCGTGATGCGTCCCGTTTTAAAATCCAGATCGTTGAAGCGCAGGCGGAAACCTTCGGACTTACGGAAACCAGTGTCGATGTAAAACTTGACCATATCACCGAAGTCTTCACGGCCCACGCGGTCATACCAATCTAGCATCCGAGCCTCTTCGATGTCTGATACAAACCTCACGCGCCCCTTGGTAAGCTTGCGCCCCTGCATACGGGTCGGCGCGATGCGTTTGCGCCCCCGTTGGTGTGCGTGTAGCTGCATCTGGTGCAGTAGGGTACCGAGATAGTTAACTGTACTCGCCGAATAGTTCCTTTCAACGGTTAGAAAATCAAAGAAATTAGATTGAGATGCGATTGAGATATCATCCAAGCTGACAAGCGGGCCAAAGTACTCGAGCAACATCCGCCCATACCAATGGAATTTCTTTGGGTTAGCAGTGCTATGCGGTGACGCCGCGACGCGGTAGTCAACGTACCGTTCCCAAGCTGTCTCGAGGTTCCAAGTCTTGCGTTCGGTGGTCGTGGTGTCGAACATGCCTAGCTTTAGCTGTGCGGCAGTCGCTTCAGCTTCTTCAAGGCTCTTGCAGGTGGCAGTGCGGCGCTTGCCAGCGACCATGACAGACACGCGGAACTTGCCGCTGCGTTCTGTAATTCCTTTGGGTAATTTGTTAGCCATTTTCCATAGCCTCCCTCACTTTATTGGCCAACACGCGGCCCTTTGCTGTCAATTCGACGATCCGCTGTCGTTCATCCAACGGATCTACCGTCACTCGAAGCCACTTCAGGCCCTCTTCTCTAAGGTAGGACCGGTCTGCCATCGTTCGCACCAATCGATTGATGGTGGTCTGTGGCAGTCCCAGTTCCTCGGGCATGTGGCGGGTTTCTATGATTTTATCGGGCCGCGCAGCCACAAAGCAGAACACGGCAATCATATTGGCAGTGATTTTGTGGTGTTCAGCGGTGAAAATCTCCATCACCGCTTGTAGGTTTGTCATCGACTTCATGTTGGAATCCCCCTGATGGTGTCCCGCTTTGCTTTTTGAAACCTATTATTTCAAAGCTGATGTGCAGCGGTCCTACATTAAAGATACAAAGTTTGGATGTCACGTTGGTAAACGCAATATCATTTCGATACAATCCAAAGAAGCTGGCAGGCTTCTCCAGATATAGGTCAATCATTGGAAGAGTTGAAGGGTTGGGCACCTTGATTGGTGCGTCTTGCTTTTCATGCATTCGTGGTTGTTCCTCAAAAATTATGCGGCTAATTCAGCAAAACCGGTATCTGTAACTATTCACAGTTACAATCCGTAGAAATACCTAAAAAGGTATCTCACCGTTTTCATCCCGCGGATCTATAAAGGCGTAGGATTTACGCGGATCTATAGAAGTAACTAGCGGGGCCTGTCGGGCCTGCAGTTCCTCAAGGGTAAGCAGGCCCATTTCAATCAAGTGCTGTTCGATACTGGTGGGTATCATGCTGTCACCATCGCGATTAGCTGGCGGCTGCTATCGGACACTGCAGCGCCACCAGTGCGTTCGTGGAACCGCTCGAGTGCTGCAGGCACGTTGGTGCCGTGGTAGCTGCCCCAGTGAGTGTTGTGGTCCGCATCAATCGACCATGTCACCAGTTCGCTATCGCGAAACCATGCAAGCACGATATCCCCGTGATGCGCCAAAACTGTTGCGGTGTTCGGGAGTGTTTGAGCAAATAGGTTCATGCTGCAATCCAGACTTTTGTTGATGGTTTAAGGAAAATTTCGCGGTTCATATCGTCGCTGTCGGATGCTGAATAATTGGCAGGTCCAAACTGGTTCTTGCGGTTGAAATGGTTGCGAATGTAGGTGGTGACCGCGTCCGGCTTGCGCTTGAACGTGTGGCCCTTTTTGACGGCGCTAATTACTACCTGTTTCATGATGCGTCTTCTTCTTCATTCTGCTGTTCCCATAGCGTCAAAAGGCTAAGTGTTGGAAATAGGCGGGTTTCACCTTTGTGAACGCCGGACGTCACCACGCATTCAAGTTTTGCGCTGTAGTCCTGTGACATATCACATTCAAAGCGGGTTTCTTCGCGATTGATTGTGCTAAAAAAGGTTAGACTGGACGTTAGATCCGTTTTCATTTTGTTTCCTTTCAGTTCATGCGGGATTGCATGGGAAGCCCTACCGATGCCGATAGGGCCGCGATGCAATCTCGATCAGTGGGTGATGAAAACGACAGGCTTTTCAGCCGTCCAGCATAGGCCACAAGCGCCGCAATCTGGAACTAGGGTTTCTTCACCTTTGGCGGCATAGCGTCCGGTTTCCTTGCTGATTTGCGTGGGGCAAAGGAAAGCCTGTTTCGCGGTCACTGCAGCCATTGCCCGATCATCGTCGGCGCTGTTTGCTGTCATGGTGGCGCGGTCAAAGTTACCGGAAAAGCGTATCGCCCAGCGTTCGCCGCAGTTCTCGAGTAGTGACAGCAGCGCTTGCCCGATGTTGCGTTCGGTAGCGTCGGCAGCGTCCGGTTGGTTGGCGGTGTAGCCGTAAACGTGCAAGGCGGGAAACATACCTAACCATTTGGCCCATTTGGCAACGTAGCCGACCGAATAGAAATCACCTAAGATATGCAAGCGAACTAGGAACCCGTTCGGGTGTTTGCGCTGCAGTTCGGTTAGTTCGGTTTCCAGCATCGCTTCTAGCGCCGGTCCAGCTTCATAGCGGAAGGCGTACATCATATTGTTGCCGTAGCAGTCCGGCCAATGGGCGCATGAACGCGGGCAAGTAGCACGTTCTTCAAGGGTTAGCGTGTAGATTGGGAAACCTTTCCACTTACCCTTTGTGACCCGCTTGCCAAGCTTTACGTTCGTTGATTTTTTAATCAGCAGTTCGGATTTGCCCATCGTGGCGCGGTCAGCTTGTTTGATGCGATTTTGAAACAAGGTGCGACCGTTCATCACGGCAATTTCTGTTTTCGATAGGTTTTTCATGGGTTGATCCCTTTAACGGTTGGATTCGGTAGTTGGTTATAGTTAATCGCGATTAACGGTTAGATTGAGCCGTGAACTGCATACATGATTAGGGCGATGCCGTATGCCGTGCCGCCGATGCAAGCTAGCCCGAAGATATCCTGCAGGACCCATAGGATACGCTGGTTACGTTGCTTGCGGGCTTTGGCTAGGCGGCGGTTCGATGTAGTACGCATGGTGTAGATCCTTTATGTTAAACTAGCGTTAACCGTTCACTAACCGTTATCTGTTAGGTTGGCAAGAAAAAAATTACACCAACTGCAAAAAAATCGAAAACAGCAGGGATACCCCTTTGGATTTCTGGTGGTGGCTGGTGGTTGCTGGTGGTGGCTGCAAGGTTCTGCAGGTAGATTGGCAAAACGGTAGATAACACCAATAGACAGAAAAGGTCGCGCCGGATCTGCGGGAACCTGTCGGATCTACCGGAAATGGCGTGGAATCAGCCCTAATAACTGTTGCCCACCCCCTATAAACAAGGGAAAAGCGGGCATATTGGTGCAAACATTGGTGCAAACCACCCGCAGGCCCCCCGCATCAGCTTGCGGAGGCCGAGGGGGGGAGTGGCGCAACGGTAATATGCGTATATCCCCTCAGATTTTTTCTTCTAAATTATTAGAAGCCTCCCGAACCCTAGAGGCCTGCCGCTCACCTTCAGTCATCTCACGTATCTGCCCGCTACTCACGGTTACACCAGTTACATTTCGCATGAGCCATTCGGTTAATATCGTGCTTGGAGATGCCAATGTCTTTCAATTCGCTAGCTGTATGCATCCGTAGTTGATCTGCGGCCCAGTTAGCACGTCGGTGATACTGATAGTCCCTCCAAGCTTGTCGGTAATACTCAATAATAGTCATAATAAATTTCTTATCTCTTTACTTGGAGGGGGAATGGGGGGGGGGGTGTCTCTTACAGCATCTTTAGAAAAGAGGCGGAGGCTAGAGAAGCTATAGACCCTATAGTTACCTATAGTTACTTATAGTATATCAAAGGGGGGGCTTACCTATGGTGCAACCTAATTACCACTTCATGCTTTTCCCTGTGTTATCAGCTAGATGGCCGGTGACTACTGCTAGCCCCATTGAGGCTGCTTGCCGGACCTTATCGACTTCTTGCATGAGCATTTCTTCTCTGCGGGAGCCTATGCGCACTTCAGCATCTTGAGCCATTGCATCGACCCAATATTGTACTGCCATTGCCAAACTATCTAAGCGGTCATCGTTGGATAGTGCGCCACGTTCTGCAGTTACCCTAGTGAGCTGATACATCAGTTGGTATCTGAGGGCTTGTTCAGGGGGCAGGTGCTGAGTGCTTTCGTAGTCCTGTTTAATAACCTTCTTATCGATGACTAGCTTATGCTGGTTCATCACGGGTTCTAGGACATCGATGATGCGTTTCTCTTTCTGAGTATTGTGGCGTACCTCAGACATTGTAACAGGGTGTATCTTGCTAATGATGGGGGTCATGAGCTGGTTGAACATACCGTCACCGAAGTTACTCTCGACGATGATTTCGTTTACGTTCTCTTCTTTAGCAATCATGGAGAGTTTCTGCAGGGCTTCTTCAGAATACCCGCCAGCTACACCGCCACATCTGCGTATATACAGAAAGCCGTTGAGCATCTTAACAACCGCATAGCCTGTTTCATCCTTACCTCGACCGGAGGGGTCAATAGACATGACAGACCCGCTGTAGTCCACGAACTGATCGGAGATATACATAGGTTTGTGGTAGTGGTCGCCGTTGAAGGCTACGTTCGGCAGTTCCTGTACGACATACTGTTCACCAGATGCCCATACGACCTTCTCAGGGGCCTCGTCAGGGGGTATGTCCATGACGACTAGGTCAGATACCTTGAGAGGGTATCTCTCGGCGTCAGAGAGCCTTGTATCGAGCATGAACTGTAGGGCGAAACCTGATCGACCGTAGGATGCCTCCCGTTCCATCAGATCGAAGTCCGAGAAGCGGTCAGGGTCTGTAGATTTCCCTACAAGTTCCTCGTCATTATCCAGTTCTCGCTGGACCTTTGGGGCCAACTTGTCAGCTAGGGACACCAACTGGTCTTCATT